GCATCCTTTGCTGTCTTTCTTGTGTATCCATTCGGACAAGGGAGCTTCAGTGATGGTATGCCTCTTGGTATTTCAGGGACTTTCAATTTCATGTTTGTTTTTCAAGCCGAACACAATATCCTTATGCATCCGTTCCATATGCTCGGTGTTGCAGGGGTATTCGGTGGAGCTTTATTCGCTGCTATGCATGGAAGTCTCGTTACTTCCTCACTTGTTAGAGAAACAACTGGACTCGTATCTCAGAACTATGGATACAAATTCGGCCAAGCGGAAGAGACGTATAACATTGTTGCGGCTCATGGCTACTTTGGGAGACTTATCTTTCAGTATGCCTCTTTTAATAATAGTCGTAGCTTACATTTTTTCCTTGCTACTTGGCCCGTCGTTTGCATATGGCTTACCTCTATGGGAATCTCCACTATGGCTTTTAATCTCAACGGCTTTAACTTCAATCAGTCAGTCGTCGATGCCAGTGGAAGAACAGTACCTACCTGGGCTGATGTCTTAAACAGAGCAGACCTTGGTATGGAAGTAATGCACGAAAGAAACGCACATAATTTCCCGCTTGACTTAGCGGCTAAAGAAGTCGCACCAATTGCCTAACGATACTTCCGTTCATCCTACGGGACGCATGAAACCTAAGCATGGAACGGGGCTTAGGTACTTGGAGTTATTCAATGACTATCAAAGTTACTTACAAGTATCGCGGCATCGCTTACACAAAATCTAAAACTATTTAATTTAATGAAAAAACTTGCACTTGTTCTAGTAACCACCCTTGCTTCTACACCTGCAATGGCTGGTCCATATGTGAACGTAGAAACCAATGCTAACTACACTGGTTCAGACTATACCTCTAGAGCTACAGACCTACACATAGGTTATGAAAATAATATCGGCGATCTTGCTTACTACGTACAAGGTGGTAAGACAATTAATGCTGTTGATGGGGTTGATTCAGAGTCTAATTTCTCTGGGAAGCTTGGTGGCAATATCTCTGCTACAGATAAACTTGGCTTCTATGGTGAAGTATCTTTCGCACAAGTGGAAGATGCTGACAACACATACGGCACAAAGCTAGGAGCTAAGTATAGTTTCTAATGTCACAACAAAGCGATAAGGCTAGGGCGTCAGTTACACCACTGACCCCTGAACCAGAAAAGAAAGAAGAAGAATTCGATGAGGAAATCTCTATCGAAGAAGTTCTTTCAACCATGTGAAGAAACTCAATGAGTTATGGCTAGTAGTATTTTTATTCCTAGCCTTCTTTATTCACATAGAAGTTTTACATTTAAACTTCCATAGCAGAGAGGCACCTCAGTGTCGGACCTCTCTGTAATTTGGCTTTTAGCCCTGTACGCAGGATACCTATTAGCCGTCTAGACGGTGGGATAGACCACAAAATGATTAATTTAATTTGCGCGCGATGATGATTTATACCTTCAAACATTTTAAAATATAGATAAATGGCACAACAATCAACCGACCATCAAGCGTCGGTAACTATGCCAGGTGCTGCTCAAAGCACAGGCGATAGAAGAGCGTTATATCTCAAGCTGTTCAGTGGTGAGATGTTCAAAGGTTTCCAGCACAATGCAATTGCTAGAGATCTAATTATGAAGCGTACCTTGAAGAACGGTAAGTCATTACAGTTCATCTACACAGGACGTACAAAATCCGAATTTCACACACCTGGCAACTCGATACTAGGTAATAGTGACGGTGCACCTCCAGTAGCTGAGAAGACTATCACAGTTGATGAGCTATTAATCAGTTCAGCATTTTTATATGAGCTAGATGAGACACTTGCACATTATGACCTTCGTAGTGAGATATCCAGAAAGATTGGATACGCTCTAGCTGAGAAGTATGACAGACTTGCATTCAGAGCTATTACTCGTGGAGCAAGATCAGCCTCACCTATCACTAAGACTAACTTTGTAGAGCCAGGTGGTACTCAGATTCGTGTTGGTGCAACAACCAATGATTCTGATGCTTACTTACCAGATAAGCTTGTAGACGCTTTCTATGATGCAGCAAGTGCATTAGATGAAAAGGGTGTTAGTTCTGATGGAAGAGTAGCTGTATTGAACCCACGTCAATACTATGAGCTAATCCAGCAAACAGGAGATAGTGGTCTAGTTAACAGAGACTCACAAGGTACATCCCGTCAGAAGGGTAATGGAATTGTAGAGATCGCTGGTATCAAGATCTACAAGTCAATGAACATTCCGTTCCTTGGCAAATATGGTACTGCTTATGG